AATCATTAAATTCAACTGATGCAATGGCTAAGATGTCTCGAGCTATTGGTGTTAGTGTTGAATCATTACAAAAGTTAAGACATGCCGGTAACTTGGCAGGAATGGAGTCTACTCAGTTAGACAAAGCTGTTCAGAAGCTTGCAGTTAATATGGCAGATGTTGCCAAAGGTACAGGCGAAGCTAAAGATATATTTAGCAAGTACGGGATTAAGGCTACTGATTTACACGGTAAGTTACGACCAGTAGAAGATGTGATGTTAGATGTTGCAGATGCTACTTCCGGCATAAGTAACCGAACAGAAAAAGCAGAATTAGCTTATAGATTGTTTGGAGCACGTGGTGGTCTAATGATCAACATGCTTAATCAAGGCTCAGAAGCTATGCGTGAGCAATGGGAAGAGGCAGAGAAGCTTGGCTTAGTAATGAGCGAGAAAACTGCCAAAGGCGTCGAAGATGCTAATGATTCTATTGCTCGTTTGTCTGGGTTTTTAACATCATCATTTAGAAGAGCAATTGCAGAATTAGCACCGACCATTACCGAGATCACAAAAGGTATACGTGAATGGGTTGAGATGAAGGTTAAGAAAGAAAAGGGCATTGGCGCTGTTGCTAAGAAGATGGCTACGCAGGTATTAATTGCCGTGGGTGTTATCATCGATGCTATTGAAATGATGGGCAATGTGTTTATTAATACCATGAAAACAATTCACGATCTGAATCCATTTAAGTCTACTGCCTCAGAGCTTACTGAAGAGATAACAGAGTTATTCGCACTGCTTGATGATGTTCAGGGTTCAATGGGGTTTGCCGATGGAGCAGATGCATCAATTTATGCTGCAAACCAACTATTAAAACAAATTAAAGAGTTAAATGCCGAATTGAAACTAACAAATCAAATGGAAGACATTGAGCCTATTGATTTATCAAGTTTTAGAGAACATCTTGCAGGTTTAATTATGGATATTAATACTGTAAACAATACACCTATTGTGCCAAAAATCAGTTTGGGTGAAGATGATGAAGAATCTTTCTTTACTAAATTTAAAATACAACTTGAGGAAATGGGCACAGCCTTTAATACCCAATTTGAGGATATGGCAGGTAAAGCGGATTCTGCAGCTAAAAAGATTGGAACAGCTTTAGGTGAAGTATTCGGCAAAGGTGGTTCGTTATCTGTAGGCATGGGTAATGCCGTAGCTGACCTAGTTGTTTACGGTAAGAAAGGTGAAATGACTTGGAAAAAGCTAGGTCAAAGTATTAGACATAATATTATCAGTGCTTTAATCGAAGAATCTACTCAAATGGCAATCAACTGGATTAAAAAGAAAGCAATTGCTCTATGGGAGAAAGCTACAGCAGTATCCACAGAAGCAGTAAAAACAGGTGCGGCTATCTCCGGTCAAACGGCAAGAACAGCAGTATCTGTAAAGGCTGCAGTAACAGAAACAACAGCTTGGACCCCTGCGGCAATTGTTACATCATTAGCTTCATTTGGTGGTAATGCTTTAATGGCTATTGCGGGGATTGGAGCAGTAATGGCTTTAATGAAATCGTTTGATGGTGGTGGATTTACAGGTAATGGCTCACGTTCAGGCGGTGTAGATGGTAAGGGTGGATTTATGGCTGTTATGCATCCGAATGAGACAGTTACAGATCATACCAAAGGTCAAACCCAAGGTCAAGTCATTAACGTGACCTATGCACCACAGGTGAACGCATTAGATCCAAGAACAGCACAGAATGTGATTGCAGAGAATGCACCAACAATCGTAGCAGTAGTAAGACAAGCATTTAATAGAAACGGACAGGCGGTAGCATTATGAGTTTCCCAATCACACCAGTAGCAAGTTCAATTACGATCACTGGCATTAGCCCAACACTTACGAGTGTTACCCATTCATTAAAAAGACAAGCACGTTCTCGTGGGGGTCAAAGATGGTTAATTGATGCTAAATACCCAGCAATGACAAGAAGTGATTTTGCACCTTTATGGGCGTTCGCTAATGCTCAACAAGGGCAATATAACACCTTTACTTATAAACCACCTATATACAAAGATTCAAGCGGTACAGCAACGGGTACATTACTCGCTAATGGCGCTTCTTCTTCTGGTGATTCATCTATTACTTGTGATGGCTTAACTGGCACTTTAAAGGCTGGTGATTTTGTTAAATTTGCTGGACACGATAAAGTTTATACATTGACTACTGATGCTACAACAACATTAGCAATTGAACCACCATTAATGAGCGCTGTATCTGATAATGAAGCGGTTACCTATAATGATGTGCCATTTACTATGGCATTTGCTGATGATAAACAGATTATGAGCGTTGGAACAAATCAATTAATCGGCTTCTCGATCAAACTTGTTGAGGTTGTATAATGGATAGAGGATCAAGTACTGCATTTCAAACTGAAGTAGTTAAAGATCAAAACAGGCCAGTACATCTCGTAGAGGTTTACTTTGATGATGAAACGGTTTATATGACTGATTCATATAAAGGTATTACCTTTGATAGCAATGATTATTTGCCTGTAGGTCATTTTATGGGTTTCAGCGATATCGAGGAATCTTCCGAGGTAGTTGTTTCAAGTATTACATTATCTTTAGGCGGTATTGACCAGGTTTGGGTATCAAGGGTTTTAAATAAAACATATATAGATCGTACTGTTAAGATATACACAGCATTTTTAGATGTTAATCAAGACTTAGTTGTTAATCCTATTTTAATCTTTGAAGGTCGTATGGATACACCAACGATTCAAGAAGACCCAGATAGTGGAAAATCTTCGGTTAGTGTTAGCGCTACTAATAGTTGGGTAGACTTTACCCGTAAGACCGGCAGGCATACCAATCACGAGGAAACTCAAATACATTTCCCCGGCGACAAAGGCTTTGAGTTTGCTTCTGAGATTGTTAGAGATGTTCCTTGGGGAAGGCCATGAATCCAAAATCAGAGATAGCATTACACGCGTACGTTCGGGGATGCATCGGTAAGCCTTTCGAGTTTGGTGTTAATGATTGTCCTTTATTTGTTGCTGGTGCGATTGATGTTATGTATGGAACATCTTTGAGAGACGAATATATTAACAAATGGCATGATCAAAAATCTGCATGGAAATACGCAAGAAAGAATGGCGATATTTCTGAACAACTGAAAGATAAGGGTTGTATCGTGATAGAATTGAATCATATTCAAACCGGGGACATAATTATTATGGAACAAAGATTGGCACATGAAAAGTACTGGCGATCAGTGGCTGTATGCTTAGGATCAACTGTAGCAATTGTTAGAGATGATATAGGTATTGACCTTGTAAAAATAAACGATGTACCGAACTTAACAGAGGTATTAAGATGGCAGTAGTTGGAGCAGTAGTAGCAGGGGGTGCTGCGGCTTATATTGGATATGGTGCAGTCGCTATAGTTGGTGCCGCTATAGTTGGTGCGGTAGTATTTGACTATGTAGGGGATATGCTTGTACCCGACATCCCAAACTTTAGTTCCGCAGGAGCTAACGCCTTAGTTAATAAGGCTGCAAACAATGCACCCCTCGTTGTTGTCTACGGCCAACGTAAAGTAGGTGGAACAAGGGTTTTACTTGAAGCTACCGGCACAGATAATGAGTATCTGCATATAGTTATTGCTATGAGTGAGGGCGAGATTAACTCCTTTGAGAATATATATTTAAACGATGTACTTTCTACCGATTCCCGTTTTGACGATGTATTAAATGTTTACAAACATACTGGATCAACAACTCAAACAGCAGATACCAATCTTGTTAGCGCTGTAAATGATTGGACTGCTGACCACAGGCTACAAGGTACGGCATATATCTATGTCAAATTAAAATTTGATCAAGATGCTTACCCTCAGGGTCTTCCTACCTTTACTGCTGATATTAAGGGCGTTAAGATATATGACCCTCGCACATCAACTACAGCCTGGAGTGATAACCCTGCTTTATGTATCCGTGATTATTTAACTAATTCAAGATACGGTAGGGATATTGATACATCTCTGATTGATGATACCTCATTTAATGCAGCAGCTAACTATTGTGATGAAAATGTAACCCTCGCAGGGGTTAGCAAAGCTCGATATACTTGTAATGGCATTGTAGATACCTCAGAGGGTTCCATTCCCGTCTTAAAGAAGCTATTAACGTCCTGTAGAGGATTTTTAATCTTTTCCGGAGGTAAATATAAGTTAGTAATAAACAAGCCCGAAACAGCTAATTTTACGTTCTCAGAGGATAATATTGTAGGGGCTTGGTCAATCCGGTTAGGTGATAAAAATTCTCAATTCAATAGAATGAGAGCAAACTTTTATAATAAAGAAAGACAATGGCAACCCGATATTGCTCTCGTAGATTCAACAACATTGCGAACTCAAGATAACGGATTGCTACTTGAAAAGACTATTGAGTTACCGTTTAATTCAGACATAGATAGAGCCAAGATGCTTACTACAATGTCTATCAATCAATCCCGTCAACAGATTACAACGGAATTTACCGCTACGATCGAGGCATTAAGGTGCGAGGTAGGCGACCTGGTTTATATCAGCCATGCTACTCCGGGATGGGTTACTAAGTTATTTCGAGTAATGCGGATTACTTTAAAGAACAACGATGAAGTTCGTATTCTAGCTATGGAGTATGATGCTAATGCTTATGATTATGGAACTATTCAAGAATCAGATGGTGCACCAAATACTAATTTACCAGATGCTAGTCAAATTGGACAGCCAAACGGTTTATCAGCAACTGAAGAGTTATATGTAACAAACACATCTCAAGGCGCACAAGTTAGAGCAAATCTTTCCTGGGGTCAGCCAACAGATGCTTTTATTGTTAGCTATGATGTTGAATATAAAAACGGTACAGCCGACTGGGAGTTTG